TTTGTGGAATGATGGATTACAAATTGCCACAGCTCATCGATTGACAACATCGCTTGAATCATTCAGACACCTGGTTTCATTTATCGAATCAAATGACAAATTGGCAAGTGAAGTCAAAAAAATCCGCTGGGCTCATGGCTCTGAGGAAATCGAATTAAAAAACAAAAATCGAATCATGATCAAGGCAGGCGGTGCAGCTGCTCGTGGTATCAGCCGCCCTGAAACTGTTTTCATGGACGAGCTTCGAGAAATGAAGGATTTGGAATCGTTTGCTTCATTGCGATACACCATGATGGCTGCAAAAAATCCCCAGGTGTGGGGAATTTCGAATGCGGGCGATCAACATTCAATGGTGCTGAATCAGATTCGTGATCGTGGCATCATCGCAGCTGCAGGTGGCTCTGACGATATTGGGTATTTTGAATGGTCAGCTGCAACTGATGACATAAGCGATCCTAAAAACTGGATTGCTGCAAATCCTGCCCTGGGTCATACAATTCACGAGGACAACATCAGAGCTGTGTTAAATGATCCGCCTGACATTGTGCGGACTGAGGTTTTGTGCCGCTGGGTTTCAACAATTTCATCAGCTATTCCACAAGATGAATGGAACAAATGCGGTGATGATTCTGCAGAGCTTGATCCAACCAAAATCACTTGGCTGGGCTTGGACTTGTCGCCTGATCGCCGATCCGCTTCACTTGTTGCAGCTCAGAAATTAGATAACGAAAAGTTTATCGTTAAACTGCTGCATACCTGGCACAATCCAATCAGCCTGGACGATCTAAGCGTTGCAAATGAGGTCGCTCATTACGCCAGGAAATACAACACCGAATTGGTTGCCTATTCAAAACGGACTGCATCTGCTGTGGCATCTCGAATGCAACCCGCTGGGATAGCTGTGAGCGACATTGACGGGTCTCGCTACACAATGGCATGCGACCAGCTTCTCGGAGCTGTGACATCGGGCAGACTTGTTCATTCAAATCAGGCAGAGCTGACAAAACAAATTCTCTCAGCTGTGCGGTTACCATTTGGCGATGGTGCGTGGGTTATTGGACGAAAAGCATCAGCAGCTGATGTGTCAGCTTGTGTTGCCGCAGCTCTTGTTTCAAGTTATGCGACACGCCCTGAGGTTGAGATGGACATTCTCGTCGGGTAAGCGTATAAGCGGGGGACAATTCTCGCATGGGATTACTTGGCGATTTATTTGCACGAACACCTGCAACAGTGCATCAACCTGATGTGGCTGCATCTCTTGCACCTTACAATCCAGCGACAAATGCTGGTCAATACTGGTTGGGAAATTCATTAGCTACTCGTGAGGAAGCGATGAGCATTCCAACAATTGCCAGGGCTCGCAACCTTAAATGTCAAACGCTTGCATCGATGCATTTGTATTTGTGGGACGATTCAACTGGATCAAGAATTTATCCGCCACGAGTATTGAATCAACCTGATGAACGAATCCCTGGATCAGTTTTCTATGCATTCATCGCAGAGGATTTGGATTTTTATGGCTACGCATTTGCGCAGGTTCGTTCACTTTATGCAGACACTGGTCGAGTTCGTGACATGGAAAGAATTTCGCCAACACGAGTCACCACAATTACAAATTCTCTTGCAACTGAAATTGATGGCTACATGGTTGATGGTAAAGCTGTCCCCAATACTGGGCTGGGCAGCCTTGTTGTATTTTACGGATTAGATGAAGGCTTATTAAACAGAGCAGGTCGCACAATTAAAGCTGGCGCAGCACTTGAAAGAGCTGCGACAATTTATGCACAAGAGCCATATCCAACAATGGTTTTGAAATCAACAGGCACATCGTTGCCAGCGGATCGAGTCCGTCAATTGCTAGATGGCTGGCGAACAGCTCGCAATTCTCGATCCACAGCATTCCTAAACGCTGATGTCACCCTGGAATCAGTCGGTTATGATCCAAAATCATTGCAGCTTAATGAAGCTCGTGAACAGGTTGCGACAGAGCTTGCAAGAGCTTGCAATGTGCCAGCTTATTTTGTTGATGCGTCATCAGGTTCGAGCATGACATACAGCAACAGCACATCGGAGCGTCGCTCTTTCGTTGATTTCTCGCTTCGTCCACTGCTCACCGCAATTGAACAACGCTTGAACATGTCTGACATAACTCCAGCGGGACAAACAGTTCGTTTTGACATGGACGATTTCTTGCGGGGCAATCCGCTTGAAAGAGCCCAGGTTTATGAAATCCTAAATCGCATCGGCGCAATGTCGGTCGAAGAAATCAGAGAGGAAGAAGACTTAATTGAAAATTGAAATTCCATTAAGTATCACAGCAGCTGATTCAAATGCTCGCACGATCTCAGGTCGCATCGTTGCATTCAATGAGCCTGCAAATGCATCAACAGGCAAAGTCATTTTTGCTGATGGTTCAATTGAGCCAAAAAATGTTTTCCTGAATCTTGAACATGATCGAACACGCAGAATTGGCAAAACAATGTCGATGGAATTGAATCCAGGTAAAGACATAACAGCTACATTCAAAATTGCAAATACAACCGCAGGGTCTGATGCATTGGTCGAGGCAAGTGAAGGACTCAAAGATGGGTTTTCAATTGAATTGGCTGTCGATGAATATGCATTCAATGAGGACGGCACAATGATTGTGCAAAAGGGTGAATTGACGGGCGTTGCCCTGGTCAGCGAGCCTGCTGTGCGATCAGCTCGTGTCAGCGATGTCGCAGCTGTTGAAGCTGATGAAACAAATGAGAATTCTGATTCAACTGAGTCAGATGCAACACCAACCGAAGGAGAACAAGTGGACAACACTGCTTCCGAAGCTCCAGCCGCTACCGAAGCGGTCGAAGCTGCTCAAACAGTTCAAGCTGCTGAATCAAAGCCTGTTTTTTACACAAAACCACGCATTGATGTTTCAGCTGCTAAATACTTAGAAAACACAATTCGCGCATCAATGGGCGACGAGTCAGCTCGTCAATATGTCCTTGCAGCGGACAACACAACTGACAATGCTGGTCTTGTGCCAACTCGTCAGCTGGCTGAAGTGGTGAACGGACTATCAACAACAATCCGTCCATCAATCGATGCAATCTCTCGTGGCACATTGCCTGATGCTGGAATGACATTTGAAATTCCAAAAATCACACAGGCTCCAACTGTGGCTGTTACAGCTGAAGATGGAACACCATCAGAGACTGATCAAAACGCTGCGTTCATTTCTGTAGATGTAAAGAAATTTGCGGGGCAACAAACATTTTCAACTGAGATTCTTGACCGCAGCAGTCCGTTATTTTTTGAGGAGCTTCTCAGAAATATGGCTGCGGCACTTGCTAAGTCTCAAAACTCATATGTCAATGGTCTGTTGATTTCAAACGCAACAGCTGATGGCACAACAACAACCACATATCCAACAGCTGCTGAGTTACTTGGCATTGTTGCTCGTGGTTCAGCATCTGTTTATGCAGCTACAGCTGGACTTGCAAATCCATTTGCTCGTTCACTAATTGGCTCAACAGGTCAATGGTCAAACATTATGACTCTGAATGACAATGGTCGCCCAATCTACAACGCACAAAATCCAATGAACGCAGGCGGCGCAGTTTCACCTGCCAGCCTTCGTGGACAGGTCGCAGGATTGGACTTTTATGTTGACCCAACAAATGCAGGTGACGGCGACGGCACATTGCTAGTGGTTAACCCAGACGCTTATACATGGTATGAGGGACAAACATATCGCCTTCGTGCTGATGTAATTGCATCAGGTCAAATCACTGTTGGATATTACGGCTACGGCGCATTAGCTGTGAAAATCGCAGCTGGAGCGTTCAAGAACAACAAGGCTTAATCGCCAAAACTAGAAATGCGCTATTCGCTCCCGAGTAGCGCAGCTATTTGAAGGGACGGACTCATGGCATCAATTGTCACAGTGGCACAGCTTCGTGCGATTCTTGGCGTGAGTTCGTCTTTATTTGATGACGCTTATTTGACTGATGTGATTGATACAGCTGAAGCGGTAATCCTGCCAATGCTTGTCTCACATCAATCTGCGGTTCGTTCATACAAGGTTGAAAACAATGTCGCATTCATTTATACAGTGCGACCACATCATTTCGTCGAGGGTCAATCTGTAGTGATTGCAAATGTTGCATCTGCCCTCAATGGCACAAAAACAGTGACCGACGATCACATTTCAGAATATGTTTTCACATACTCATTGACAAACGCTGATATTGAGTATCGTGACTTGATTCCACAAGGCACAGCGACACTCTCGGGGTCATCGGCTGCGAGCCTGTATGTTGGAAACTCCGCCATCGAATCAGCGGTGTTGAACACATCTGTCGAGGTTTTCCAATCTCGCACAGCTGCTGGCAATGCTGTCGATGGCGTTGATTTTCAGGTTACGCCCTACAGAATGGGCAGACAATTGGTGCAGAGAATCAGCTCATTACTTGCACCTTATGTTGACACAGACACGATTGCACAATGACCGCATCAAGCGTCGCTGTCAATGTTCGTGGAGCGTTGAAAACAGCTCTATCAGGTGTCACAGCATCTGTTTATGACTCAGTGCCTGAAGCTGGAATCCCACCATTTGCAGCGATTGTGCCAGGGGCTCCATATTTCGAAGTGACCAACATTGGCACATCATCAATCAAATTTAAGATCAATTTGCAGGTCACAGCAGCTGTTGCCTATTTTGACAACTCAGCTTCGCTGGACAACCTGGAAAAACTCATCATCAGCATTCTGACGGCTCTGCCTTCAGGTTACATACTCGGCGCAGTCGATGCTCCTGGGACTCTCGATTTGGGAGCTTCAAAAGTGTTGGCAGCAAATATCAATCTGAGCATGTATTACACACAAACAAACTAAGGAGCAAAAGTGGCAACGACAATCATCACAGGTCGCGATCTCACATTGACGATTGCGTCCACCGCTTATGATGCACAAGCAACATCAGCGACTCTTACAAACGATCACACAATCGAGACTTATCAGACACTAGATGGTCGCGCATATAAGGCAATTGATGACAATTGGACTTTCGCTGTAGAGATGCTGTCCGACTGGGGAGCTTCAGGTTCATTGTGCGAGGCACTATGGACTGCATGCGAATCATCACCAAACTCAACCTTGGCAGTATCATTGACAGCAGCAACTGGCGCAGTTTTTGCATTCAATGTGTTGCCTGTGTTTCCATCAGTAGGCGGCACAGCACCTGATGCACAAACAGTCAGTTTGTCATTCCAGGTTGTTGGAACACCAACAGAAACATTCAGCTAAGAGAGAGAATCGGGAGCAAATAAATGAAGCTAAAACTAAACATCGAAGTCGAACACACTGACGGGCAGTCCCACACTTATGAAGTGGGATTGTCCGAGTGGTCAAAATGGGAACGCAAAACTGGAAAATCGGTTTATGCAATTGACAGCATCAAAGCGATGCAACAATCGGATTTCTTATTGTTGGCTCATTTCTCGTATGTTCGACAATCAGCTGGCAAACCAACCAAACCATTTGAGGTGTGGGAAATGACAATTGATGCAATTCAGATTGTGCCAATTGATGACCCAAAAGCCACGCCGCAGGAAGTCTCAACCGAGCAATCCTGACCATTGCGATTGCCACTGGCATTCCAATGCAGTATTGGACTGACCTCGATGACCTGGAAACTGCGGCAGAAATTCTGAGGGATAGAAATGGCAAGTAAGCAAGGCACAATCGCAATGACTGTCGATCCTGTCGAGCTTAAAAATTTATTTAAGGCATTGAGCCTGCTGCCTAAAGATTCACAAGATGAAATCCGAACACAGGCGCAGGCAATGTCAAAGAAACTTGCAGGCGAAATCATGGTTTCAGGTTTAACATCACCAACGCCACAAGCTCGCTTGGTTGTCGAATCGATTGTCACACCCAGGGATCGATTGGTTCGTGTTGACATTGGTGGATCAAAAAAGGTTGGTCGCAAATACGGCGGGACTCCAACAAAGAGTGGCAAGCTAGTCAAACAAAATGCTGCACCTGCTGGCGCATTGCTGTGGGGTTCAGAATTTGGCTCTGAGGGCGGTGTTGACTCAATTGGTCGCAAATACACACGCCGATTCAAACTCGGTCGCAATAAGCGTGGTTACTGGATAAATCCAGCAGTAGATGCGAACATTGCAGACATTGCTGCGAAGTATTCTCAGCTGATCCAGGACACGATTGACAAATTGAAATTGGGAAGCGAGGTCAAATAAATGGCTGGCATTCCAAAGGTCAAGATTACATTTGACGCTGATCTCGATGAATTAAAAAAGGGAACGAAACAGGCTGAGGCTGAGGTTGAGGGTTTCTCGGATAAGGTCGCCAAATTTGGCAAAGCTGCTGCAGCTGCATTTGCTGTCGCTGGAATAGCTGCCACAAAATTTGCAATTGATGCAGTAAAGAATGCCGCAGCTGATGATGCTGCACAAAGAAAATTGATTGAGACAATTAAAGCCAGCACAAACGCCACAGCTGAACAAACAGCTGCTGTCGCTGATTATATTGACAAAACATCGATTGCCATTGGTGTGACGGACGACGAGCTTCGTCCATCGTTGTCCAGGTTGATTCGTTCGACAAATGATGTCGAGAAGGCACAAGAATTACTCAACCTTGCCCTGGATATTTCAGCAGCTACAGGCAAACCATTGGCTGATGTTTCAAATGCATTGGGCAAGGCATACGATGG